ATTATATGAATTTAACTCTTTTGAATTTAACCGATAGTCAAAAAGCTGACTTTTTATCTGTCCTTTCAGATCAATTCGATCCGAAGTCCTTTAGCCAGGTTTTATCCTGGATAAATCAATGCTATAATATTCCCCGATGGGGTGAGCTTCAAATGGCTGCTTTCAATCAGATTATGGAAGGGTATGGCATTGAAGCTGTCAATGGTGAATGGGCCAATGGGTATTGGTGCAACGTAGTTTTTACTTATGTGAATATGGGTGACCCATACATCCCGACTATCATTTATCACAGGGATAAAGGATTTTTAATTTGCTGTTATGCAGACATGGTTTCCTGATTTTATAACCGGCGCGCCAGATGCCGCTAAAAAGTCCAAGGGCATGGCATTTTTATTATGCAACTTGTAAGATTCAGAATTACTGATCCGGTTGATATTGAACTGAATTGCTTAGGCATTATGGCAGGTATGGAGTTTACCGGTGAACTCCGGATGAACGGTGCCATCTACTTTGATTTTTTCTACACCATCACCAATCACTGCGTGATCTACTCCGGAGGCTATGAGATTATCACAGACCTCGATGTTTCAACAAGGATTCAATATGAACCTGCAACACTTGAAGTCTTTGATGTTGAATCCCTTTTCAATCCTGATGAACAAGATGAAATATTGGTTATCAGGGTAGCAGATCTTTCTTATTCACAAAAAGTTTATTTAGGTATTTAATATTAACGGCGCGCCAGATGCCACTAACAAGTCCAAGGGCATGGCATTTCTACTATGACAAATAAAACAAAAAGAACAAAAGACAATCAGGAATTTGTTTCTGATTTTATGCAGTTTGGTTCTCCAATGAATCAGATCTTTGTGATGGATGCAATTTCCAAGCTGGCTAAAAGTGTACTTGAAAATCAGGATGCTGTGAGGGAAAGTATGAAGGATCATTTCATTGAACCCAATGCCTGGATAGCCAGTGCTAAGCTATGGAGTGACAAGTTCAAAGAGAATTATTCAAGTTAACAGTAGGGGGCTTTCGCCCCCTTTTTTTGTTCGTTCGTGGTTGGTGTGCTATAAAGTGCAATATGAAATAATTCATTGATCGTAAATGCTTCCAGCTGCGCTAACACAATATTCCCCACTGCGTTTCCGGAATATAGTGTTATTCTCCCTGCGCACTGGCCGCTGGCGCAATTACGTTCAATGAATGAATAGGTATCGTACGCAATGGGTTTGTAATCGCTTATGGAATTCCATGTGCGTACGATGGATCGCGGAGCGGGGGGTGGTGTGACGCTCCCTGACTGGCCACAATACGATCCATATGGTATGACAGTATGCACCACCATTCGCTGTGTCCAATATGTACACATATAGCATATAACATATATTGCGTTGTGTTGTTGCTGCAAATCGTCGACAGGGCGGAGCGGGCATCCCTACGGGCACTTCCGGACTGTTTTAGTCCGGAAGTGGGGGTAAATAGTTAAAGCCCTTATTTGTAGCCGTACAAATTGCGGATTATTGCTTGATTTTGACTCCACAGGGCGCTCCACAGAGCGCTATATGGAGTGCGCGCGCGGCAGCCCGAATCTCTCGGTCTGCCGGCTAAGGTGTTCCAGGAAAAATATGTATAGCTTTTGAGCATACTGGTATATTTTGCCCTCCACGGACTTCTTAAGCAATTGAAACCTGCGGAATCTGCCTTATCTGAAGCAGTCTCCAATTGCAATCTGGTATTTTTGCTGATGCGGCCGAAATAAAAGGCCACAATTTTTTTGTCCTTTCGTTTTTCAGTGCCTCCATTGATATTCGCATCATGATTCATTACTCAAGGTTAAATATGCTGATGGACCGGTTCGATAAGGATAACCGGAGAATTCCATTCTCGCTGAAGTTTGTAAAAATGAGTACCGGTGAAGTTGTCTCCGTGAATGAAGCTGTCTGTACTTCCAGCTTTAATCAGGCAAACACACTGAATCTTTTGTTCCTGCCATCGCTCCAGGTCAGAAAGATCAGGCGAATCTCAATTATTGAATTTAACGGCCAACAAGTGTATTACTGATGGAGAAAAAAATTATTGTGCTCGATAATGGATCGGCCTACCTGCCAGGAGTAAAAGCAGCCATTACTATCGCTTCCAATTCCAGGAACTTTATGTCAGAACCTGAGAATACGCCCCAGGCTTTTACGCTGAATAAAGTTGATTACAGGGGAGAAGTATCCTGGGGAACCAACAATGATCTGCCCATCCTGGTTATTGACAAGATCTATAAGAATCCTGTTGTTGGTTCAGGAATTGAGTTCAATGTAAAGACCTTATACGGTGATGGAATCCGATACGGCCGAATGGTGGTGAATGACCCAAAGAAAGGGGAGGTTTTTGTTCCTGCCAATGATGTTAAAGAGATTAATGAGTTTTTTGAGGATAACGATATTAACGGGTACCTGCTTGAACAGGCCACCGATATCTGTATGTTCTATAATGTCTTTCCGGAGATAATTTTCAATCAGGAATCTTCAAGAAAGATCGTGGCCCTGTCTTCAAAAGAAGCAGCATTCAGCAGATGGGAAGCCATGAATCCGGAAACAGCGGTAATTGAAAATCATTTTTATAGTGCAAAATGGGGTGGGCAGCTGGATAAGGAAAAGGATATGGATGTTACTCCGGCACTGGATGCCCGCTGGCCACTACGTGATTTGAAAATACGGATGGGTTTGTTGCCGGATACCAAAGGAGCTGTAAAGGATCTGCTTGAATACAGGTATATTGTACCTGTCAATTTTCCAACCCCTGGCAGATCCTATTACCAAAAACCTTATTGGTTTTCAATCTTTGAATCAGGATGGTATGATTATGCCTGCAAAATTCCTGAATTCAAAAATGCGCTCCTCGATAATCAAATGGTTATTAAATATCATGTTGAGCTGTCAGAGGATTACTTCGCTGTCATATTTACCCAGGAAGGTATAACCGGAGACGAGGAGAAAAAAGCCAGAATCAAGAAAGAGTATGCCGACCTGAATAAATTCCTTTCAAATGTCAGGAACTCCGGGAAATCGGTAATCTCTTTTGTCAAATATTCTCCCGATGGAAAGGAACTTCGCAGGATGAAGATTAATGTCATCGAAAACCTGTTTAAAGGTGGTGAATACCTGGACGATTCAGAAGAGGCAAGCAATATTATGAGCTACGGAATGGGGGTTCATCCAAGTTTAATCGGCAGCGCTCCGGGAAAGGGAAAGACAATAAACGGAACTGAGGCCCGGGAACTGTGGATTATTAAACAGGCTCTCATGAAACCGATCAGGGACCGGCTTCTGATGCCGCTTTATCTGATTAAGGCGATCAATAAATGGCCGGAAGATATCCATTTCTCAATTCCTAATATTGAACTTACCACCCTTGATAAAGGTACTGGTTCTGAAAAAGTTATATCATGAAAATTCTGATCAAAACGCTTGCTGAACTGCAGCAGTATTTAAAAGTGGATAGTACTTTTATTCCTGCTTCACTTTATCCCTTTCAGGTGGATGCAATTGCCAGGTTTCTGCGCGATATCCTGGATCAGGATCTTACAGATGCTTTATTGGACTGGTATAACGTGGAAACTCCGGATGCAGAGCAAACTGATTTTATTGCACTACTTCCTTTTGTCCAGCGCGTTATTGCAAAGTTTTCCTTTTTCCTGGGTGCCCCAAATCTTGATTTAAAGCTTACGGATGCCGGTTTTGGTGTTGTTTCTAACCAAACCCTTGCTCCGGCAAGTAAAGACCGGGTTAACCGGTTTGTTGCAGCGCTCGAAGCTGATGGATGGGATGCTGTTGAATCGCTGATCAGGTTTTTGGAAATGAATGCCATCGATTATCCGCTTTGGACCGAAAGTGATGCCTATACTATGGCTATGCGCAATTTCATTAATTCAGCGGAGGAATTTGACCGGTTTGTTGATATCGGAAAGAACCGATTGAAGTTTGCCAGGCTACGCAACAGAATGGATGATGTTGAAATACTCCGAATTGAGCCTGTAATTAGTAAACCTCTTGCAGATCTGATTAAGCTTCAGCTCAGGACAGATGCCCTGACTGAGGACAACGCTGTTCTATTGGCCGTTATCCGCAGAGCTTTAGCTAACCTGGTCGCCGGAGAGGAATTAAATCCAAAATTCTCAGCCACCGGTGAACAGTATCTTTCCCAGGTGCGAAGAGTCCTGGATAAGAATCCACAGGCTTATCCATTGTATGCTGAGTCTATCTATGTTGCAGATAAAAGCTACCAAAACTTTGAGAATACGGAAGACCTGACATTTTTTGTTGCCGGTAGCTAATACAGTTTTCAACGCTAAATCAATTCAAAAGGAATGAATGAAGTATTATTTGCAACTGTCCCTACAGCAGTCCTTTCCATCCTGACTTTCATTTTTACAAAACGGAAGTATAGTGCAGAAACTGCCACTTCAGAACTGGATAATGTGGAAAAAGCTGCAAAGATTTGGAGAGAATTAAGTGAGGATCTGAGAGCCCGCTTTATCGCAGATATTGCCACGCTGAGAGATGAAAACTCGTCGATGAAGGTGCAATTTCAGCTTGTGCTGGATGAAAATAACTCGCTTAAATCTCAAATGGCCTCTCTGGAAAGGAAACTTAAGGAGGCCTGGAGTGCAAATAAGCAATTGCTCTGTGAGCTGAAGAAGTTCAATAAAAATTATAATGTTGATTTTAAACTTGATAAATCATGATTCAACCACTGAAAGGTCGTATTTCATCAAAGTTCGGGACCAGGATTCACCCAATCTCAAGAAAGGAATCTTTCCACAATGGGGTAGATATTGCAGCCCCGGCAGGAAACAATATTGTTTCTCCTGCTGATGGTATTGTTACTGAAATCTGGGATCATCCTAAAGGTGGCCGCTCCATGGCAATCACCTCACACACTGGCTGGAGGTTCGGCTTTGCTCACCTGCTTTCAAGGGAAGTTGTGCTCAATCAACGTGTTTCCATGGGACAGATTGTTGCAAAGGTCGGCAGCTCCGGAGCAAGCACCGGCGCTCACCTTCATTTTACGATGAAACAGTATAATGAGTTGAAAGACCCTCTTAAATATTTTACCTTCCAATGAGAAAGATATTCCTATTCATTGCAATGGCCGCGTTATTTTCCAGCTGTAGCAGGAAATTAGCACCCGTCCTTTCTGAATCAATCAGGGAAGTAACTAAAACCGTTACCATCTTCCGGGACACCACAATTTATATTCATGTTCCTGGTGATACAGTTTTTAAAGCGGTCCCGGTTCAAAAGGATTTAAGGGGAATTCTATTCTCAAAGGTCAATGTTTTAAGTACTTCACTTGCTAAATCTAAAGCCTGGGTTGAAGATGGAATTTTAAAGCATGAACTTATTCAGAATGATTCTTCTGTTGCAGTCCTGATTAAAAACGCTATTAAGGAGTCTGCAACAGTTACCGATAAGGAGCAGGTGGTCTATAAAACCATTACTGAAAACATTATTACCGGCTGGCAGTGGTTCCAGATATGGGCGGGACGAATTTTACTGCCGGCCTTTTTTCTTTTGGGCTTTATTGTTTTCATTAACAAAAAGCCTGGATTATGATAGAGCTGGCCATGAATGCAGATAAATTTCATATCCCTCAGAAATGGAATCAATTGACACAGGATCAGCTGCTGCGCATTGCTGATTTATCCAACAGTCAGTTGAGCCTGGCAGATTTTAAAATTAAAGTTT